ACCAGTTGCTCCAGTGACACCATTAGAACCTGTAGCACCAGTTGCTCCAGTGACACCATTAGAACCTGTAGCACCAGTTGCTCCAGTGACACCATTAGAACCTGTAGCACCAGTTGCTCCAGTGACACCTTGTGGACCTGTTGCGCCTGTAACGCCAACTACGTTAGTACTCTGTCTATCCCATGCTGCGCCATTCCACGACCATATTATGCTATTATATGCGTAGGTATTACCAGGACTAGGACTATTAGGAAAATTTATTGCCATTACAGTATTTATAAGTTAAATCTCAGCCCAAATTCCGATCCAAGTATACAGTCTACCTGTATCATAATTCCACCAACGATCTCCGTCTACCAAATCGACTACAAGAGGAGCATCAACAGTAGTAGATTCATAGAATGTTCCTCCTCCTCCAGGAGCATTTCCACCAGTAACACTCACATCAACTTGTTTACCTTTACGAGTTACTGTAATATTATTACCAATAAAATTAATATCATTTACTGATTTAATAATTCTGGCTCGGTCTTTATAGATGCCAACCGCACCTCCACCAGAACTAGCCATCATTCCCATGTTATGGGAGACTCGATCAGCATCACTTTTACTCTTAATTAAACTAGATAAAAATTCTTGTATTTTCTTGGGATCAAAGGTTAATTCATTGTCCTCCAATATAAGAGGATACTGGGCAGTCAATACTGGTGATTCTCCAGTAGGACCTTGAGCACCTTCTGGACCAATCGGACCCTGATCTCCCTTTGCGCCCTGATCTCCCTTTGGACCCGCCTTGCCTTGAGTTCCTTGGGCTCCACGAGGTCCAGATTTGCCTGTTTTGCCAACTTTACCGTCCTTGCCAGAGGCTCCAGGAAGCCCCTGGATGCCCTGTGAGCCCTCCGCACCCTGAATGCCTGGAATACCCTGTTCTCCCTGTATGCCTTGCTCTCCTGCAACACCCTGAATACCTTGATCGCCCTTTTCTCCCTTTGGACCAGTAGGACCGTCTACTCCCTGTAGACCCTTGTCTCCTGGATACCCCGTCCATCCAGTTTCTCCTCTATCTCCAGTGACTCCCTTGTCTCCCTTGTCTCCCTGTTCGCCCTTCTCTCCAGCAACTCCTCGTAATCCCTGAACACCCTGAACGCCATCATTTCCACGTGGACCTCGCTCTCCTTGTGGACCAGCCCATCCGTCGTCACCCTTGGGTCCAGGAATACCAGTCTCTCGAACAATCTCTCGTTCTATTCTGGTTTGTGTTTCTGGATAAGCGATTTCTGGTTGAGGGCGATATTGAAATAAATTTTGAAGATTATGGTGATTTCCTGTTATGGAAATTATATTTCCATTTTTATCACGAAATTGACCTGAAGCTATTCCGACTCCGTGTCGATAAACTTTATCTGGAATTTCGTTGTCTGTTAGTGTGAATTCAGAACCTTGCAGGTAATCATTCCAAGATTCTGTTAAAACAAATTTAGAACCATAAGAATATTGACCTTCCACATATCCTGGAAGGGTCTTTTCAACATCAAAATATTTTTGGAAACGTTTCATACATTACAAATATAGAGTATTAGACTTTGCTCGTTCTGAAATTTTAATTTTCAGAATTTGATTGTTATTTAGATACACAAACATGGCAGTCAGCAATTGATATGTTTCTCGGATTTTCAACTTCATCTGGTTGTTTCTCCAGTAACGTCTGCACGACCTTCCAATAACCGATTGGTGTAAGTTGTTCCTATAATTAAATCCAGATCATACAGGTGACGACCTACTGGAAAATAAGCAGTGCTAGAAGGACCTACTTTGATATAGATGCCTCCTGTCAGGGCAGTACCATCGTAATTGGTATTCAGACTAATGCCACCAATACCGCTAACACCGCCAGTAATTCCGCTGCCTCCAGTGAATCCCACAGTAACTCCATTAGTGGTGGCATACAGTATAGGATACGATGTTTCCTTGGCACGACGAATTTGTAGTGCAGCCGTATATGAAGCCAGGTTTACTGGATTATCCGAAGAGTCCAGATACTGCACAAATATATTAAAATTGGCACCTTGATTGATTGATAAGTCGTATTTTGCGGTCATACGTTATTTAGGCTTTATCGATGTACGGTTTTTCTGCTTTTGAACTTCTTTTTTTGTGCTGGAAACAGAGCAGGTTTATGATCCTTTTTTTCGCTCTGTTTTGCAGCCTGTTCATCCATTTGACGAATGGACTCCATTTGGTTGGTGTGTTCAAAGAATTTTAAATATTGTTGAAGATTGGTTTCAACTCGTTCCTTGTGTTCTGCTGGCAATCTGGATTCCGTCAAAAGCTTCTTGCAGGCAGCGTATCCCATATGAGCCTTTCCTGCATAGAATGCCGTAGACGCAATTTCATCTAAAACTCCATACTTGTACACATCTTCGCTAATGAACAAAATGTCGTCCTTTGGGAAAGGAATATCCAAAGCCATTTTAGCGTACAAAAACGATAATCGTGGATGATTCATGAGTCGGTAAACACGAGCAATTTGGTAGAGGGGTTCTGCACGTGTTGGACGAAGTTCCCAAGCCTCTAAGAATGCTTGTTGAATTTCTAACCAAGGTTTATTCGCAAGACCACGACACATACCAACACGGAACTGAGAATAGTATTGTTCTTCTTCCCATCCACCCATTTCTACACGTTTAATATACGCCGCTTCCGCCTTTTCCCATTGTTGGGAATCGAAGTAGCTTTGAGCCAGATAGAATTGGTATCGAAGATTGGTTGGCTCCTTTGCCAAAGCCTCTTCCAACATGACAGCATCTCGCTTATACTTTTCAATAGGATCAATACCTACGTTACGAGCACCGACAGTACGAGCAACAATCTTATAGGTTCCTTCAAGCTTTGCAATGCGTGGTGGAGCATCTCCGTCCTTGGTAGGATACTCGTGAAGAATGCCTTGATACTTCCAGCCAATACCTGTGCGGAAAATTTGTGTTCTCCACCAGCTAAATTCGCCACGACCAAACGCAAGAGCAAATCCTTCTGCATCACCTGCAGAGAATGGAAACTTAAATTCACCTTCAACATAGTCGTCTGCATCAATCATCCATGCCCAGTCTGCTTTGCCGTCACAGAGTTGCAGAGCTTCTGTGCGATTATCGCCAAAGCTTACCCATGGGCGTTCATGGAGTTCTCCAGGAATACCCTTCTCTGCAAAATAAGTTTTAATTAATTCTTGAGTTCCGTCGGTGGAACCAGTATCCACAATGACCCAGTAATCTACGTACTTGTAGATGGAATCAAGGCATTCTTTGATAATGTGAGTTTCATTCTTAACAATCATCGATAAGCATATTTTAGGCATAATTTAAATCTCCATGGTTATATATGTGAGTTCATAATCTTTTTTTTCAAGATAATCTAATAACTTCTTTTTTGATGACCAATTTAATAATTGTTTTGCTTTATTACAATTACTTAAAGTATTCTTTGCTTCCCCAATTCGTGGTGGTAGGTAAATGTACTCTCCACCCATAAATTTTGCAATATCTAAAACAGAATAATTCATTTCAGATCCAATATTAATAATTTCTCCATTTAAATTTTCTATTTTATTCATTGCAGAAATATTAGCATTAACTACATCAGAAACATGAACATAATCTCTAGTTTGTAGACCATCTCCAACAATAGTCATTGGCTCACCAGCCTTTTTTTGTCTAGAAAATACACCGATTACTGGAGCATAAGATCCACGAATTGGTTGTCTTGGTCCATAAACATTAAAATATCTAAAACAAATGGTATCTAGTTCTGTAGTATTAGCATACATTTTACATAAATTTTCAGAAAACCATTTAGAATAAGAGTACATATTTAAACAATTTACTGGTAATGATTCCGTTTGTGGTAATATTTCATTTAATCCATAAATTGCTGATGTACTAGAGAGTATAAAACGTTTTACTTTATGCTCATTGGCTGCTTGTAACAGATACTGAGTTCCTATAGTATTAGTATTTAATGCTTTACTTGGATCATTAATGCAATTTTGTATTCTGGCTTCGGCAGCTAAATGAAACACATATTCAAATTTATATTGTTCGAATAATCCGTTTATACGATGGTCTTGTATGTCATAATTATAATATGTTGCTTTTTTATTAAAATAAAACTGGTCGTGAGCATCCGAAGAAAGATTGTCTATTACTACTACATCATGATTTTGATTAATTAATTCATCAACAAGATTAGAACCAATAAATCCACAACCACCTGTTACTAGACATTTCATTATTTTTTAATCCAATCTAATGGATAATCTGTGCATACACCAAATACACTTGGTATTTTAATTTTAGAACCTAATTCAACAGTAATTCCGTATTCCATATAATTTCCAGGATATCCCCAAGGAACTCCTTTACTGGTAATGGTAAATTTATCTGTTTCGTGCCAGAAACAATGAACATCATTTTTCAACAAAACGTCTAGAGCTTCTGTGTTTTTTGCGTGACACCATAATCTGTAATTTGATAAAAATTTTATATCGGTTTCGTATTGAGGTTCATCATGACCCAAATACCATTTGTGGTCTACCAACCATACATCTACTTCAACATCAAATCCTTCTGATATTGCGGTGTCAATATATGCTGGTTTATTTTCGTCTGGAGTTTTTCCCGACAAATTGCCTCGATGTGATATAATCTTAATCATTATGTTTGAATTCTCATAGTGCTGTAAACTCTAGATGGATTTGGATCTGATGCTGGATCTGGAATTGTTATTTCTTTATCCCTCAGTAACCGTACCACAGAAAATGGATTAAACGTATAATTCCACTTATCTTTACAGCGCATAGCCCACTCAACATCTTCCCCCTGTCCCCAGACTCGTCGAACATCTAACGGGTTTTCTAACATAAATTTTCTTTTAGCACACCAATAGGTTCCACCAACATACATGTTAGTTTTGGTTTGGGACAAGTCATCATATGAAATAAATTCTATTGGTCTCTTCAGGGTAATCCAATCCCAATACCGAGAGCCTTTTGATGTACGAATAGGATTCGAGCAAACATCCCAATCATTTTCAAAATTCAAATAACCATTATACCAGTTCTCACACAACCCAACATAGTCATGCATAATACAGACATTTTCAAAATTTGCATTCTGAACTGCTAGATTTTTCTTCATGGTAATCCAACCAGGAACTAATGTTTCGTTGAATATGATATTATTATTAATTAGTGGTTTAACTTTATGTAAAGCTTCGTTATCTGGTCCAATTAATATTATTTCAAAATTATCCTTGGTTAGATTATTTTGATTCTTAATAGAATTAATAATCTGTTCCAGATAGATTCCATCCAAATACGATATAATAAAAGACCATTTCATGGATATATTTGTCTAATAATCTCGTCTATATTTATTGACTTTTCGTCTTGAAAAACTTCATTCAAGGAATACTCTGCAATTTCTCTAATTTTAGTTATTTCGGGTGTTTCGGTGTGAAGATTATTTGACACAGAAGAGCCGTGAACTCTGTGATAGAATGTAGAATTATGATCTCTATTACCCTTTAATTTATGACAAAACAAATAATGTAAACCTTCGTATATTGGAGCAGAGCGATCTAAATATTCCATAATACCACTTTCTAAAAACTTGTCTTTAGAAACAATAGTGGAATGAGAAAATGCATACGATGGTCCTTTTCTTATTGTGGTTTCGTTTAAAAATCCTCTACTATTTGTAATAGTAAGAATTTTATTATGTTCGTCCACAACCTGAACATTACTCCAACTTAAATCTAATCCTTCCGTATTCATTAAGGTTAATTGACTCTCTACTTTATTTGAAGACCAAAGATCATCGTAGTGACAAAATGAAACAAATTTTGAATCTACCTTTTGCCATTCAGTAATGATCTTTTTCCATATAGAACCTTTTCGAAAGAATGAATACGGATCATGCCAACTAATAGAACAGCCAGTAGAATTTAATAAATCTTTGACTTCTGAAGATACATTATCATCACAGGCAAACACGATCTCATACTTGCTGCTGGTTTCTTGCTTTTGAAGAGATTCTACACACCATTGTAAAAATTGAATAACGGGAGTTCCTGGAGTGGAAATGCCTAAAGGAACAACTATGGTTAAATCATTCATGGAAACATTTCTTTCCAGTTATTTCCATATTTTTCACTCATAATAGGTTCCATTTCTAAATATGCTTCTCTATCCAAATTATCATAAGTTTCGTCTCCTACTTGCTTCTTGTAAGTATATTGACCGTGATGATTTATAACTAGACCATCATACATGTAAATTTCTTTTCCTAAACGATGCAAATTAGTATAAAAATCTTTACCAGAACCATAACATCTGGTTAATCTTGGATCTTGACCACCAACACTATTCCAATCATCTTTACGCACAAGAATAGGAGAGGTATCGTCCATATTAATCACATTAGCATGATTAGGCATAACTCTTCTAAATAATTCTTTATTATTTGGATTGTATACAGTAAATCGATCACCAATGTATACAGGTGTTGCGTCTTGATTTAGTGCTGGATGAATTACTGCAATTTGAGGGTTCTTTTCCATATGCATCACCATATCATATAAAATGTCTGGCGATTCTCGGAATGTCATATCATTGTGAATATAGAAAACGTACTTTACGTCAGGCTTCCGATTAAAATAATGTGCTCCCAGTAATATGGCTCCCATTGTTCTGGTATTGACAATACTTTTGGTTGTTGTATACTTAGAGGGAGGAGCTTTATCAGAAGCATTATCTACCACACAAATTTCGTAATTAGTTTTAGTTAAATTCTTTACTAAATTTTCATAAACAAAATCAGTCTCATTTGGTAAATTATAATTTAAAAGTGCAATTCCAGTTTTTGGCATCATAAAAATTCTTTCAGTTAATATATTTATCTCCGACTACAGATGGTGTCTTAATAACAAGTATACACGCATCTTCCAAACAGTCAAATTGATTCTCTACATTTGGTTCAATTATTATAATATCTCCAGAAGAAAATGTTTTATTTTGCATTTTTACTTCTCCAGAAACTACAACGGTATATTCTGTAGCTATTTTATGGTAATGATTTTCGTCTTTATCACCCTTTTTATAATACTTAACACCAATTTCTATATCTTTATTATTGAATAAACATGGAGAAAAATCACCAACCAACCAACCTTTAGTAAAATCTTTAATATTCATTTTTGTTTAAGGTAGGCATTAAGGTCTTCGGGAGTACCAATTCCATGCATCTTATCTACATAAAACGGAATAAGCATCTTCCTATCAGCAACATATTCATTGTATACAGGAGCAATATAAAACTCATTATTTACCCTAATGTCTTTATTGATCATTTGTTCTGCATATTCAACAAACTCTGATCCCTTTTTATACCAATAAATACCGCAAGTTGCAATATTTGAGATTGGATTCTTTTCTTGTAATTCTGTAATAATACCACGAGAATTAACTTTAACAAAAGACCATTTAGGGTGAACAGCATTAAATGTAAATATGATACCTTCGGCTGGGGTTAATGATTTTAGTAATTTGAAATTCTCTATAGAATATTCTAATACCTGATCAGAATTAGCAATTAGCAATTCTTCATCGTCGTTTATTAAATGTTTGGCTAATAGTGCAGTACAGGCTGCACCTTCAGTTAAACCATCTACTTCCACAATTTGAAATTTGCCGTTAGTGATTCGGTCTAATGTAGTTCTGAGACCACTATATTTTTCTAAATGTTCTTTACGAACCAAGAAAATATATGTGGCATCAAAATCTAAATTTTCCACAACAACCTGAATCATCGGTTTGCCGTCAACATCAATTAAAGGCTTTGGAAAGGTATAGCCCTCTTTGGCAAATCTGCTTCCTTCCCCAGCCATGGGAATCAATATTTTCATTTTAAGCCTTTTTAAAACTATTATGTACGTAAACATCATCTTGGCGATTTATACAACCAAGCAATTTATAATCATATTTCTCCATATGAGATCTGCTTACATCCACTCTTCGCTGACCACCCTCTCGATACTCATCAGTTTCAAATGTTATAACATTGAATTTATACTTATCAAAAGGAATCTTCATCAAGCATTCCAGAGTCAAATCAGGCGGTTCCAAATCTAAAGACAAATAATCAATAGTTTCTGGCATATTATTTTCTTCAAATAACTTGGCATAATCAATAGCCAAAGCATCAGCCAAGACATGCTTGGTTTGTGGTCTGTGAGATTTCCAAGTTTCTCCTCCACCTCCTACATAATCTTGAATATCAACTCCGATACCAGTCCAATTGAATGTTGCTTCAAAAATAAAAGTATTGCTTATGCTTAATGGTTCAGAACAACCAATATCAACAAAGGTACCATTGTATTTTGGACCTAAAATGTCTAATACGATTTTGTCCTGTCCAATCTGTGCTTTAAAATTTAAATGTGAAATATACGAATCTAGGTTTTGCATTATATTGAATCCTTTAAAAAAGTAACTAGTGTATGTAGATTGACTTTGCTAGAGTCTTCAACGATTAGTAAATGTTTAGCTGCGGAAGCTTTGGCAGCTTTGATTCCTTTTTCAGAATCTTCGACACATAATACCTCGGAACCAATTGCATCTAATTTATCTATTGCTAAATTATAACAATCTGGGTAAGGCTTGTTTCTTGATACATCTTCATTTGTTATGAGTATGTCCATAAATTCTAATTGACCTGTTTTGGATAACATCTCTTCTGCAGTTTTGCGAATAGAATTAGTAACACAGCCAATTCGAATATTATTAGATTTTAAATATTTGTGTAATTCTATTTTCTCTGGCATTATTTCTGCAGTTTTCCTAATCACATCCAAGGTAAAGTCTTGTTTTGCCGCATTAATTTTCTTTGCCTGATCTTCTGCAATACCAAGCATACCTAATTTTACATGAGTAGGAAGACCGTTATATGTGGATATATGGTCTTCTTTATTGATTGGGGAATGCCCAAACGAAGAAAGAGCATGATTTAAGGAATGATAATGCCAATCACATGCATCTACCAATACTCCATCAAGATCAAATAATATAGTATTAATCACAGAGTACCTCTAAATCCATCATTCATAGACAACCAAAGATATAAGGCTTCTTTAGAAACATCTGCAGGAATCGCATTCATCAATTGCTGCATCCAACCTGCTCCATATTTTTTATTAAATCCTTCGTGCATATTCACTCTTGCTAATTGAATAAACTGACTGCCGTCCATAGTTTGCTTTGTTTTTTCTTTGTTCTTGTATGATGTAAACGGATCATGAAAAATACCAATCTTATCTGTTATATATGTCCTGTATCCAGCATTGTGTAATTGGTATGGCATATCATAATCAAGACCCCATCCATAAAAGAATATGTTATCTAAAAAATTATCTCCACAAGCATCCCATGCCTTTGCGGAAATCATGGGACAGATAATTTCTGAAAAACTTTCTTTTCTTGTTTCTGAATCTGTAATTTTACCTAATCGTTTATGTGGTGCATAGATGTTAGATTGGTATGGACTAATTTGACCACAATCAGGCAAAGATGCCATTTCGTTGTATAGTATACTTACTAGATCTTTGTCGTCTATGAATTTAGCATCATTTACAAACAACATATAGGCATCATACTTTTCACCAGTTTTATATTTAAGAACAGAGTCTGCATATGATTTTAATAAATTAAATCCTCTGGTCATTCTGCAACCGTCAGATACCCATAAAGTAGCATACTTGGAACAATTGTTTATCTGGGAACCAGTCTCGATTACATGCAGATCATACTCAACCCCCTTGGTTCTTTGAATAATAGATTCGCATAAAGAATCGGTTAATTCTGGATAATTATGACTTACAACTAATATGCATACTCTACTCATATTATTCTCCGTAAATACCAATACAATATGCCTTTTCTGGTTCTAAAAGATGACTAACAGTTTTTTGTAATTGTTTATCGTGCATACGATTACAAATTAAAGGTTCCTCAATAATCATTGGAAGATTATATTTTGTATATAACCTCTTATACATTTCACAATCAATCAATAGTGATAACTTTTCGTCAAAATATTCTTTAGTTTTCATTGTTAATACGCTTGGTGAACTAATAGTATTAGCTCCATGATGAATTTTATCTTGGTAATAAGGTATCATTTTTTGGTAAAGAAAATGAATTGATTGGCAATGAACACATCCATTAACTAACCAAGTTTTGTCTGCATTTTCGTAAAACTTTTTTACAATTTTAGTAAGAGCATTATTGTCTATGAAAAAATCATCAGCACACATTGGTTTTATTAGATCACCAGTACAATGTTTGATTGCATTATTAAGATTAGATCCTATTTTTCTAGTTAAATGTGTGGAATCTACGTACACTATATTCATATGTTTTGAATACATTTCTACTAAATTCTTTGTTACATCATCAGTACTTTGATCACTTATTACTACTTCGTAATCTAAATAATCTTGTTTCTTGATACTATTCAGTAATTCTGAAACGAACAACCAACCCATTCCATGGCATTCATATGTTGGAACTGCAATAGAGATTTTCATTTGATTGTTGTAATTTCTACAAATGGAAAATATCTAATATACGTCGTTTTACCTGTTCGCTTATTTGATATCTTTTTAGAAATTTCGTCAAAGAAATTCCAAGCCAACGGAATAAAACAAACAGAATCTGAATTTTTATATTTATCTAGACTATCTATTCCGTATATTGGGATAGATGTTCCAGGGGTAAACTTGTTTTGTTTCATTGGATTATCATCAACTATAAAATCTAAAACTACATCAGAAAAATTTAACATAGTATTTCCTTTTGCTGGAGAACCATATCCAATCAAAGTAAATCCTTTAGTTCTTAATTCGTCGGTAATTAGTTTAAAATCTTTTGATATTTTTTTTGCTTGATCAGAGTAATTTTTGTATATGTTTGAGTCGTGCAAACCATTAATACGCTCTTCTTCTATTAATCTTTCAATGTTTTGAGATGGATTATTAGTACTAGATATTACAAAAATATAACTTGTTCCGTGAATAGGGTGTGGTATCATATCTACTAAAAACAGACCTGCTCTTTTACAAAGAATATCCATAGACTTTACATTATAATAAGAATAATGTTCGTGATAAATTGTATCAAATTCGTTATTCATAATCATAAGTGCTTGTGATATTGTTATGAATATCAAACCATTATCTGCTAATATACTCTTGGATTTTTCTAAAAATTGTAATTGATTATAATTGTGAGCAAACGCATTTTGGCAAATTATAACATTAAACTTTTCAGAAAACTGAACATTATCTTCATTAAAATAATCACAAATTACATTATGGTTTTTTGAACTTAACGGATGTAAATTTATAGCAGGATCAATTCCAAATGTTTCAAAGCCAATAGTTTTTAAAAAATCTAATTGCGAGCCATCATTACATCCAATATCTAAAACTTTTCCATTATTAGTTTTGATTTTATCTGATACCATTTTTGCAAACCATTCAAAATAATCCAATTGAGTTTTTGATGTTCCAGAAACATACAAATAATTTTTAAAAAGTTCGTCGGGATGAACAAAATGACTTAATTGGAGATGCGAACAACACTCACATCTGTTCATCCTTAACGGATAACAATTCTCATGATCGGTTTTTGTATTTTTAAATGAATTAGCAAGTGGCTGAATACCTAGATCTAAAACTTCTATCAGATCCGATCCCCCGCAAACAACGCACTTGGCTGCTTCTGTACAAACATCTTTCAAAGTTCTAGCCATTTTGGATTCTCCATATACCAATCACTAACTTGTTTAATTCTATCAGATATCGACACTTTTGGTTCCCATCCACGAGATCGCATCAACTCACCAGACAAAGAATACCGAAGATCGTGTCCTGGTCTAGTAGTATGAAAATCTACCATCTCATAAACCAGTTCTTTGTTTTGTGCTGAAGCAATCATCTTTGCCAAGGAAAGATTATCAACTTCTTCTTTTCCGACAATATTGAATTTTGAGCATTTTGCACCACCATAATCTACTTCAGTTTTTAAATCATTTTCTAATATAAATTGCAAAGCAGTAGCAACATCCTTTGCGTGGATATAGAAACGACTTCCTGCAGTTGTTTTAGTTTCGTTTGAATGTATTGTGACCTTTTCGCCATTTTTTACTTTTCTAATACAAAGAGGAATGAATTTTTCTGGTGTTTGTCTTTCTCCAAAAACATTCATAGTGTGAGTAATTTTCATTGGTATTTTGTACGTATTTTCATAAGCAACACACAATTCTTCTGCTGAAGCTTTAGAAGCAGAATACGGATTAGTAGAATTGTATCTATCTCTTTCCTTATAATCTACACCTAATGGTGCTGCTCCAAAAATTTCATCTGTGCTAAAATATAAAAATTTATCTAAATAATCTAATTTTCGTGTATATTCTAATAGGTTTGCAGTTCCTATGATATTATCGTAAATAAACTCTAAAGGATGAGTGATAGAACGATCCACATGCGAAGCGGCTGCTAGATGTAGAATTGTATCACACTTGCCAATAAAATTAGAAACAAGGGGATTAATTTCTGCCTTTAGGTCATGAAATACTATACTGACTCTATTTTTATTATGTGGCTGTTTTTCTAGTACATCATGTATTCTGTTTAGATTACCAGAATAATCTAGACGATCTAATACAACGATTTCACAATCCGTATGTTCTAGAAAATGTTCAATAACATGATGTCCAATAAATCCTGCACCACCTGTAAGTAAAATTCTTTTCATAATATACCTTCTATTAAAAAATCACTCTTATTATCTATACAACAAATCAGTCTTTAAATTTTATATTACCAACCATGGTTATAGTTTCTTCTTTTTTATCGTGAATTTCGCTTGTCTTAGCATATTCACTTAATTCTATTTGTAGTTCCTTTGTGGTTAGAAATGCATTCATTCCTCCAAAAATAGAAACACCAATTGGTGGTTTTTGTACACACCTAAGAATATGATTATCCGCTGGAAATAAAAAACCAAATTTCTCGATTGGTGTTATTAATTTCTTGGCTCCTGCTTTGGTTAGGATATAACCAGCGGTTCCTTCACAAATTTCCCAAAAAGATGCTTGTGTAGTAGCCAATATTTCGATTTTATTAGTTAGGTGTTCAAATGCTCGTTTACCCGTAACAAAGTTTGGTGAATTTCTTTGACAAAATATCAAATCTATTCCATCAAGATTTTGAGTTTTTGTAAATTCTGTTAATTGCTCTCCAGTGAATAACAATTTAGCATCATCTTCTAGAATCAAAGTAGCGTCATATTCGCTTTCTACCAATTCTTTCCACAAAGAATAGTGACTATATAAACAACCAATCTCTCCAATATTTACCCATTTTCTACCATTAAAAGAATCTCCATAATTATTATCCGTATTAACAGAAATATTATGCCATTTATAATTAAATGTTAAATCGTTTCTTGTAATGCTAAATTTATCTGCTGCATCAAAAAACAAAAAAGAAACATCTTTGGATTCAAGATGTTCCTGTATTGTAGGTCTTCGTGGTGATTTAATTCTACTTATTACTCTAGTTTCTAGTGTGAACATTGGATTCTTTCAAACAAAACATCATCTGCCATTTGCATCCCTTTAACTTTAAGGAAATTATTCTCGACACTTGGTTTCATTTTTTCGTAAAGTTCTGGGGTTAATGATTCCATGATTTCTTGTTCTTTCCCAGATTCCAACATAATTATACCATCAGATTCAAAGAAGTCAAGTAATTTCTTGGATCCCCAGTAAATTGGTACAGTTCCTGTAGCAAAACAATCTGTGACCTTTTCAGTCCAGTACGAATCGTACACTCCATTCTCCATAATAATACTAAACATATAGTCTTTTAAACCATCAATTTTAGTATTCCATGGATTACGAGGATCCGTTACTGTTCTTTGGGTTCCGTGAACTCCACCAAACACACTAATGTTAGCATCCAGTGCCAGTCTTGCTATTTGATGCCTGTGAACATGTCCTTCTGTCATTAATTTAGGAGAACAAAACATTGAACATAATTTAGTTTTATTATATACTTCCCATTTCTCTTTAGGCACCCAAGGATAATTACTTCCGTTAGGGCAATAAACAAATCGTTCATCTAGGTTTAATAATTCTTGATCACAGGTGAATATGTTAGTATAATATTCTTCAAACATCTCTTTATGTTTATGGGTCAAAAATGTATATACATTAGGAACGATATACTTGGATTCGCATACCCACCCAAAACGTTTTTCTTTTGGAGTACTATCTGGTTGCATTAATAGACATTCGTCTATATGCACAACCCAATCGCCTGCTGTAGTAACCCAATCAAAATCTTTTGGTTTTATATTAGAGCAAGAGGAATATTGTGGGTCAAATGGTAAACCAATTCCTCTTACTTTGTTCCTGGGCTCTGCCATGCAATCGCTTCCTCATTAATACCTAATTCACGCAAAGATTGTTTTTTAGATTCCACATCGGCTAATCCCATAACAATAACAGAATTAGCTGCTTCTTCTCCAGGCCAAACGCAATATTCAGGACCGACAAACTTCATTCTAAATCCTTCTTGAGTATAGAACTTATTAATGATTCCTAATAGGGCTTCATGATCAAACCATTTACCAGTTTCTTCAAAATTTCTAGCAACATGTATCCAGTGTTGTAGAAACTCTAATACTTTACTGTTAAACGCCAAATATATTGGCGATGCTTTTGCTGCATATAATTTAGGTAAAGAACAAGAAAACGCAAGATCAGTATTGTCTTGAAACAAATCAAATACATTTAATGATTGTCTTACGTCAGAATCTACATCCAACCACAAAATTGGTTGTTGTTTTTGTACTAACATATAATAGATGAATTGTGGTTTACTTAAACAATTCTTTTGGTAAGATCCTAATGATTTCTTTTCACGAATATCTGATCGTAGACCCAAGCGGTCTAATTGATTCTTTAATCGTTTTGCATGATCACTATAATATGTCGATCCATCTAAATCACTATAAAAACTAATCACTTCAGTTTGCATAATTAAGAATTTCCTATATGGTATTTCGGAACCAGAACCCAATCTTTCTTTTCTTTGTGTGGAATGATTTTTAATTGAGCAAGAGAAAGTTGAGGTTCTTTGTATTCCTCAGGATCTACTGCTATTACTAAACCCCATTCCACTAAAAGTTTAACTATAACATTTCTACGACCAATATCTGAATCTGATATGTCTGTTTCCAGACCATCCAAATCCAATAATTCTTTAAAGTGCATAATAGCGTATCTGCCACGCTTATGGAGAATATGGCAACTTTGAAATAATTTCTTTTCCTTTTTAGACGAGACTCCCATGCGAGTTAGAGTTTCTCGAACCTTAAGAAAATCGTCTTTGCTTTTGAGTGTGATTTCTACACCTAGCCCATCAAATATATCATTATCATCAGTTTCCATATCAAATTCGCTTTATGTTAAATTAATTCATACAATAACATAAGTATTTATATAAATTAAAGTTTGGCTCCACCTTGATCTAAAATGCTGCGAATTTGTTTCCAGTCGTCCTCAGACAGCAAATCTACTACTTCTCTGGCTCTGGTATTGGAATACCCATACAATGCTTTCAAGGCATCAATACGATCATCTTGTTCAGGCTTCAGCCACTTACTAAACCGCTTTCGTGGACGAACCGAAATACGAAGATAATCAAACTGAAGCTTCTTGTCTACATTACCGTGACGATTCATGGTGTTTGCATAGAAGATGGTGTCTGAGAAGTAGGATAATCCACGATTAGTCATGTATGGAACATACTCTTTTTCGCATAGATGATCTTCGTCCATCAAGGGAACCTTGGATTGGTTTATAGAATTAAGGAAAACGAATGGATCCATTACTTCTTAAACCCACAAGTCATCATGACTTCCACCATAAAAGCACACATATTGATCTCCTGATCACTCACAAAACTAGCCTTGTATTGATACTCTGCAATGATCAAAACCGCCTGTGGTATGGTGGAAGGCTCTAGGAAGTCGTATAGGCTATCGTAGACCTTCCTGAACAGATCCTGTGGAACATGGTTGGTGTTGTTTGCCACCCATTTTCTGACCTCATTAAAGTTCTTCTCTTTCATAAACCCCATCAGTTGCTTGACATCCAGTTCTCCTGCTGTGCTCAGAATACCTACATCGATGGTTCCTGCCGCAGAGTATCGTTGAAGTTCGTTCAGAACACGACGAAAATCTGGAAAGAATTTTACAATGACTTTAGACAGAATCTTTACATCGTAGGTAATCTCTTCTGCTTCCAGAATACCCTGACATCGTTCTAGAAACTGCTTGGCTAGTTCTGGTCGGTCTTTGTGTGCAAAGTTAAAGTCAATACCTGTACAACGAGAATGAATAGGCTCGATGATACGATTCTTGTAGTTACATGTAATAATAAACCGACAAGTCTTAGAAAACTCTTCAATGGCTCCACGAAGGGCAGGCTGAATACTATTCACATTAGAATAATCAAACTCATCCAGAATAACAATCTTCTGATTTGCGTCTTCTGACAGAGATACCGTACTTGCAAACTGACGAA